AACGAGATCATCAACCGTATGTCCTTCGCTTTCGATACGGAGAAGGACAATTGGTTTTGGGAAGAGATTGAGGGCGTGAGAATCGAGACGCGAGAGATTCTCAGTTTCGCCACGCTCTATGATTATTCGCCGGTATCGTATCCGGCGTACAAGGAGACCGTGGTCATGGCGAGGTGCAAGGACCTGGCGCTGCGGCACCATCCGGAACCGGGGGCGCCCGGGGATGGCGGCAGGGCGCTGCCGAAAAAGGTGTCGGCTGTCAGGGACGCACTCAACTATGATCCGTGGTCCCATCTCAAGACGTAAGGAGAAGAAAATGGATAAACGTCTAAAGTACCTCTTTGAGAAGAGGACAGGATTTGTCCAGCAGCGCCAAGCGATGTTGGACAAGATCATCGGTGAGGAGCGCGATCTCACTGATGAGGAACGTGCTGAGCAAGATCGGCTTGCCGGCGAAGTTCGCAAGATGGACGAATTGATCGCCATCGCCAAGGAGAGCCTCGATCTCCCGCCGGGAGAGCCACAGGACGACGAGCCGCAGCCGACCGAGCGGGTCTTTCGGAGTTTCGGGGAGTTCCTGACCGTCGTGCGGTTTGCGCCACAGGACGAGAGATTGCGGCAACTCGCCGACGGCAGGGAGCACCGCGACATGTCAATGGGTGTCGGTACTGCAGGTGGCGTTCTCGTCCCTGAGCAGATGGGACCGATGCTGGAGCCCATTAAGCCGCAGGACGCCGTATTTCGCCCTCGGGCGAGAGTCATTCCGGCTGGAGATCCTCCGGATGCGGCCATCACCATGCCGGCCCTGGATCAGGGCGGTGCGCGCGGAGTATTCTCCGGCGTGCAGGTGACCTGGATCGCTGAAGCGGTAACCAAGCCGCAGACCGAGCCGGAGACGCGAGAGATAAAGCTGGAACCGCAGGAAGTGGCGGCACATGTAGTGGTGAGTGACAAGCTGCTACGCAATTCCGCTGCCGCAGGTCCGCTGGTGTCAGCACTGTTGCGCGGAGCGATTCTGGCTTCTGAGGATCAGGCATTCCTGAATGGTACCGGCATCGGGCAACCCCTGGGTGTCATCGGACATCCGGCGTGCATTAACGTAGCACGGGCCGTCGCTGCTCAAATTGCCTGGGCTGACCTGGTGGGCATGTTTGCAGTTTCGAGATTCGGAGGACGCAACGTCTGGATAGGTTCTCAGACGATACTGCCGCAACTCATGACGCTGGTTGCTCCGGTTGGACAGTTCGCGTGGCAGCCGAGTATGAGAGAAGGTGTACCGCAGACCCTGCTGGGATTCCCGCTCGTGCTCAACGGGCGCTCCCCGCCTCTCGGCACGCAGGGGGATCTGATGCTGGTAGATCTGGATTACTACCTCATCAAGGACGGCTCGCCGCTCACCATTGCGATGTCAGAGCACCCGCGCTTTACCAGGAATCAGACAATAATTAAGGCGTGGTGGAATGTTGACGGACAACCGTGGCTTACAACTCCACTTTTGCTCGAAGATGGCGTGACTCAAGTCAGTCCGTTCGTGGTGCTGCAATAAGCAGCATGTGAAAAATAGATGGCGGAGGCCTCCGGGTCTCCGCTTGACAAAGTAAGGAGATAAAAAATGAAGCTTTTGGGAGAGATCCTCAAAGTCGACAACATCGTTGTTCCTCAAGCTCTGGCACCGGGCGCACAAGGGGTCAGCAGACCCTATCCGGTAGGCCGGGAGCGCAAGGCGTTGTTCGTGCTCAGCTTGGTGGCGACTACTTTAATTGATGGTGACATCCTGGATTTTGGCATCGTCGATGATAGCATCGTCGCACCCGCAGCGTCCGGAGCCCTGGCGGCCCTGGTGGCTGCCGGCAGTCCGGCGGTGATGGCCTTCCAGAACGTGACGGCATCGGTGCAAGCCTCGGTGCTTTCCATCGAGACCGCCGCTTCCGCAGACGGTGCGATCACGATCAACGGTGTGGTATTCACCTGGGCCGGTGTGGGAGTTCCGGGCACTGGAGTATGGAACACTGCAGCTGAGCTTGCAGCCGAGATCAATACCCTGCTGCCGACGTTGTTTGCAGCGGTTCTTGCCGGCACGGTCGTGACCATCATTTCGGCTATTGCCGGGGAGCAGACGATCACGGTGACCTGTACCGTGACCGCCATCATACCAGCCGACATCCTCACGCTGGAGGCGGTCGCATACCTGGAGGTGGACATGTCGGCCCTGACGCCCGGGGCCGCAAACCTGGTGGCTGTTATCGACAATATAGCCGCCAACACAGGAACTGCTACCGTTTCGATAGCGCTGTTGCGGGGTAATGCCCGTTACGTGCCTGTGCCGCAGGCCGTGGCATAACGGAAGAGAATCAGAAGTCTTAGCGAGGAGGATTATTCCTCCTCGCTTTCGGAGGTAAAAAATGGAATACACAGTTATAAAAGCATTCATAGACATCGACGGCATTACTAAACAGATCTGCTGGAAAGTGGAGCTGACCCTTGACCGGGCTATCCGCTTATATCGATGGGGATTCATCGCTGGGCCTATTTCTCATCCGGTACCACCTACGCCCTGGCAGGTGATCGGTGGGAGCAGAGGCAAAATCACATCCCGAGAAGAGAACATTGCTGGGTTGGCTTCGGCGATTGGGCTGGCAAATGACTGCAAGGCATCGATCAATGCCAGTTATGCTGATGTCGCTGATCACACCGCAGGCGCGGATGCGGTGAACGTCATCGTAAGCCCCAATCCACTCACTTTGGTGGCGCTCATAACGTTGGTCACGGAGATGATCACGAGCTACGTCGCACATGATGATGACGCAGAGTTGGCGGCCAACTGGGTTTTTCATGCCGCGCAAGAGGCGGGCGAGCATTCGCTGGCTTCGGTTGTAGCACCAATCAATCTTCAGGAGTGCATCACACGACTCAACGATATCAAGGCGAAGTACAACGGCCATGATGCCGACAATACCTGTCACGGCGTCGGTTCTAATCATCAAGTGGCTGCGGCTGATGCGGCTTACGGTGCGGCGATCCGGGTTGTTTCACCTGGAGTACTCCCCAATGATCTGGCAGTGTGGGGCATTCTGGACAGCGGAACAGGTACAGTAGTCGGCGTGGCGGCTGCCGCTGGCAACGGGTATGTGGATTTCACGTTTGACTCGGATCCACAGAACGATGCGATCATCAGTTATCTGGTGACACGCAAGCTCAACATATAAGGAGATGCCATGAACTTTAGGGTAATCAGGCCGTTCCGCGATCTTGACGGTGTAGTCAAAACGCCGGGTTGTACGCTGGAGATAGAATTTGGGCGAGCAAGCATGCTTCGCCGTCTTGGTCTTATTGGTCAAGTGGCTCTGGAGCGCGCCGTGATAGTACCGAAGAAGAAAGCGGTACCTGTTGAACATGAGAAAGCGGTCAAGCCTCCGGGAGAAACACGGAGTAAGCGTAAGCCGAAGAAGAAGGAGATAGTTTCGCCCGAATCCGCAGAGGAGAGTGTAGAGAATGGCGCTGAAACTGAAAACGCCACCAGCGATTGAGCCGGTCACGCTGTCGGAACTGAAAGACCATCTACGTGTTGACTCCGGAGGTATCGCCGATGCGCTCAGCGTTGAGCAGACGATTCTCGCCGGCTCTCACATAGTTGCACCAGCATATAGTCTCGTGGGCGCTACAGTCGACGTACTCGGCTACTCGGTGTTGGCGATTCTTACTGCGGGCACCTGTGGGGGTGGCGGCACGGTAGATGTCAAACTCCGGGAATCCGCAACTGGTGGTTTGCCCGCAACGTGGACCGATGTGGCCGGCGGAGCATTCGCACCGGTGACTCCCGCGAATCATGAGAAGACCTATGAGCTGGCATATTCGGGAAATAAGCGCTATCTGCGTGCTGTGGCGACCGTGGATGGTATAGACTGCGAGTTCGGTGTGTCATTCATTCTACGCGCGCCCGTGAGCCTGGAGGATACGCTTCTTACCGGCTTCATCACTGCGGCCCGCGAGTACTGCGAAGGATTCCAGAACCGCGCCTATATTACCCAGACCTGGGAATTGCTTCTTGACGCCTTTCCGGACTCAATAATCCAGATCCCGCTTCCCCCGCTTCAATATGCTGTTGCAGGAGATATGAGCATCACGTATTACGACACAGCGTTAGCACCACATATTGTTGCCCCAGTAGATTACCAGGTGGACACGGACAGCTACAAAGGACGAGTATGTCCGGCCTACGGGAAGGTCTGGCCAACTACGATCTTACAACCGATGAATGGCGTGGTCGTACAGTTCAAGGCCGGCTACGGGCTTCTGGCGACGGACGTTCCCGAGCGGATACGGCTGGCAATCAAGATCCTGGCGGGGCATATGTACGAGCATCGGGAGGCGACGGACATCAAAGAAGTTCGCGAGGTGGCGTTTGCCGTGAAGGCGCTGCTCGGTCTGGATCGTGTGGGGATCCTATGACCGCAGGACGCCGGCGGCATCGGCTGACGATCCAGCGCCCCGTTCCCGGCGTCGGTTGGGGAGTCGATCCGACCTGGGCGACCCATGCGGAAGTTTGGGGGAGCCTGGAGCCTTTGCGCGGCAGTGAGCTTCTTGCCGCTCAGCAGGTGCAATCCGAAGTGACGGGCAAGAGCGGGCTGCCGTTCGTGCCAGGCGTGACGCCGGCCATGCGGTTTCTTTGTGAGGGGCGTGTATATCAGATCCTGGCGGCGATCGATCCCGAGGAAAGACACCGAGAACTGCAGCTCATGTGGAAAGAGCAGGTGCCGACATGATGGAACTGAAAGCGAGTCACGAGAGCCGCGAGGAGGAGGTGAAGACCAACGTCCGCAGAAAGTTCGCGCAGGCACTGGGCGATCTGGAACCGATCGTTCTCCCGGTGGCTCAGGCGCTTGCGCCGGTGCGATCCGGTCGTTACAAGCGAAGTCTCGGCTTTGCGGTCGATGAGAAGACGCTTGAAGCGGCATTCTATTCCGGAGGAAAAGCGGCGCCCCATGCACACCTGGTGGAGTGGGGCAGCCACAAGATGGCTCCACATGGAACGATGCGGAAAGCCGCCGAGCAGGCGCGGACAGGGATGGGGCAGGCCATCGCCAAGCGGATGAAGGAACCGGTGTGATTGAGCAGCAGCTATGTGAATACCTGGCGAGTCATGCCCCACTTACCGCCGTAGTCGGCGAGGGCAAGGTGTTTTTCATCCAGGCCGATCAGGGGACGGATTATGACTATGTGGTCGTTCATAAGATCACCGGTGGCCGGTTGCGGAAGGTAGGATTCGGATCACCGTTGTTCCAGGTGAGTTACTTCTCGCAGAGCAAGTTTCGGGCGCTTGTCGGGGCGGAACTGCTGGTCGAAGCGCTGGACGGTTATCAGGGAGCATGGGGAACCATGCTCGTGACAGGGAATTATCAGGATGATCGTATCCTGGTTGAGGACGGTGTGTTCCATGCACCCGTCGATATTCGAATCAATTATCTGGAGGTATGAAAGATGAGCTATGGAAGTGTGCATATTCCGGCCGGGTGTACGGTGAAAATTGGAGATACCGTTCCCGGACTGGCCGATCTGGGAGTCCTCAAGGGGGATGCCTCGATCGGTATCACCTACGACAAGGTGAAGGTCCAAGGGTCGAAGGCGGAGACGCTTATCGATTTCATCAAAAACATGAAGGCGGCGGCGACTTTCGAGCTGTACCAGTTGCACTTGCCGAACATCGAAAAACTGTTTGATGGGGCGGTCACGGTTACACCTGCAGCAGGCACACCTTTGACGAGACAGTCGGAAGAGATTGCCGTCGGAAGTTGGTTGTTCGATCGGGTCATTCCGCTGGAACATCAGATGCACGACGGTACCGCACCGACGTTGATCAATCGTGTTACCGGTTCTATCGATACGACTCTCGAGCTCACACTGACTGATGTTCTTGCCGGCGACAAAGTGACGATCAACGGCCTCACGTTCACCGCACATGCAACGACAACGACCCCGGCTCTCCGTGAGTTCTCGATTGCTGGCGCTACCGATACTCTGGATGCAATCGAACTGGGAATCGTGATCAATGATGCTACCTATGGTGTACCCGGAATCACGGCAACTCCTGCCGTGGCCGTCGTAACACTGAGCGTCGATACTCCGCTGGTAACGGGTTTGTCGGCAAATTCTGTGGGTGGCACCATCGTCATCGTCGGCGTTGATGAGTTTGTGCTGGACACGGATTATTTCTTGCTCAGAGCTCATGACGG